CTCCACTAAACAGGTGGCCCCTACAAACCGAGGGGACTAGGTTAAAGCTTACTCATTTGAGTAAGTTTGGGGAACTGGGCAGATATAAATATCCACTGAAGTTCCCGACGAGGGCAAGGTCATGCCAGAAAATTGGATGGATGACCCATCAGCGTCATAACCATCTACCCTTACGATCCCAGTCCAGGACGCACGAGTAGTTGTTGACCCCGAACCAGGGGAATAATTATGACCCTGATTACCCGACCAACCGAAATAGTCATATGACTCAGTATCAGTGATCGGGTAGGTTAAATTGGAAAGTGTGGGATTAGCAAGAGTACACGCTGTCGAGCTGCCCTTCCAACTAATATTTACCAAGAAAGTACCAGTCGAAACGGAGGGTCCGAACACAATAGTGTCATACCCTGAACCCGTAGCCTCGATGGTCACTGGTAACCCACCAAACACAGTTGTCTGTAAATCCCCTAAAACATCAGTATTATCATAAGAAGCATTGTTGATTGTAGCCGACAACACTCCATTGTAAATACCAGGAGTTATTCTGGGAAATACAAATTCCACGTCATAAGTGAACCACAGCTCACCAATGGTTGCAGCGGCTTGCATACCAACGGTGGCTATCTGAAAGGTTCCCCAATCATAGAATCTGACATCCTCTCCGGAATCCAAATCAGAACCTCTCACATAAAGATGTGATAATGGTTTTTCCTTGGGATCACACTCAATGAAGTGTATGATGTCTTCCGAAGGTCTCCCGGAACTGGCAAACTGGGCCGCTTCCATCTCCAATTTGGACCTATAATTTGATCGATTTGGATTAGTCTCAGTGGCCATTATGACCGTTCCTAGAGCAGTGTTTGTGGAGTTCAAAGCGTCGGCGCTGGTGGACTTATAAACCATCGCGGCCCCAAGAAACTTGTATTGCAAGTGTTGAAGAGCGATTGGATGTCCCCACGGGCACGTATTATAAAGCCCAGGGTTCAACGAATAGGCCTTGAGTGTGAAACTGGTAGATCCAGTGACATCACCCAAGTACTCACTTCTTCGTACTCTTACCCTGGACATTTTCCCGCTTCCGAATTCAGGAACTCTCCCTCCTAAGGAGTTCATACGAACTCTGTAAGATCCCATCCCTGATATCCTCGAGACATAAGCCCCCAACTCACGACCTTGATCTCCCATTCCAATAGTGCCGCCCACGGCGCCTCCTGCCGCTATAAGAGCAGCTTTGGCACCGGCCTTGGCAGCACTAACCAATGTTTCCCTCAACCCGGACGGGACCTGCGAAGAAGATTTAGCCTTGGGCTTTGGGCCTTTCTTCTTCTGTCCGGGATTAATCTTCCGTCTGGCGGCGGGAGGAAACTTATGAGGAATGTAATACACATTCCTCAACGACATCCCACATGAAGGGCATTCTGTCATCTCCTTCTTCTCCTCCGCTTCGACCATTCCTTTCGGGGGCAGGTGGATTGGTCTGGGTAAATTCTTCTTACGTGGATTTCCGGCAGTGACGGCATTACAAGCCAACGCCAACCGATTGTATGAAGAATGTAGAGCTATTCCAATTCCTAAGTTGTTGTACGATACAACACTTAGAAGGGCATGCAAGAAAGGATGGTGTGAGGGAGCTCCGAGTCTGCACTCTGACTCCCCAAAAGCCCATCCACTCATAAAAGCGCCAATGTTGCTCTTAACTCCTACCAACTTCGTGGTCTCCTCCTCCAATGGGATCATTTTAGTGACCTCTTCATATTCACTACATTCGTTCCCATTCTCACCATGAAGAGAAAACTCATCCACCCCCAGGTCTATCGCCAATCCTCGATCAAGCACCTCACCCTTTACCTCAAGAGGAAAAGAGTTAATGTGCAATTGACGCGCCGCCTCTTCGATGAACCATATACTCTCCATACTGATGCCATACCTCTCAGAAAACTGAAGGTAAGTTTCATCAGTGGGGCTCAAGGTCGGTCCCCCCACGAACCGACCAGGATTCTCCCAGCGATTATCAACGCGGGCCTTGATTGCAAGTTCCTTTGCTGACTTGGATATGGCCTCGAAAATCACACCGAGGATTGGGACATGGGCGGCACTAGACATCATGCCCTTCGCCGTTCCATACAACAGTCCCTGAAATAGCTTGCTGGGATGCTTGCCATGATTGAGTCCCAACTTGGATAAGACTCTAAAAGGCAAGTTTCCCCAAACAGGCTTTCCACCAACGTTCCAAAACAACCCACTGCAGAACTCAGTTTCATAAATTGAGTTCCTCTCTATGACCTTACAAGTCATACCCAATTCCGCATAGAGCCGCACTTCCTCAGAAGTCGGAACATCATAGGAAGAGCTAACCACATTGTCATCACCGTTGTACAAGCCCCTGACTTCGCAATCTTTGGGAGCAAGCTCCTCAAACACGAATTCAGTTATAAGCTTGTTCAACAAACTATTGTAGTTACTCGTCCAAGGGTCCCCAGAACGCCTTCCATATTTTGCTTGGTACACTACTTTACCATCCTTGCTAGAACCCCACACCAAGGTCCATTACTGAAATAGGAACTTCCGGTCAATTAGCCCATTACAAATTACTTTAGTTTCGAAATAATATTTCTCTACCTCAAGCATCTCTTTGAGCAAAGACCCGTCCCAACCAGAAACGTCCTTTTCCTTGATGAATGGTAATTCAGCCAAGAAGGCCCCAGCGTTCCCGACTAACGCTGGCGTTTTCCCAGTTGCAAAAATATGGTTGTTTTGCCCCAAATCGAAGTATTTTTTCAAGGCGTTTCCCACCTGAGTGAAGTAAGGAACAATATGAGCCACGAACCGATCGGATCTACTCCAAATCATGCGGGACTTATAAGTCTCTTCATTCTTTCCCAGGTAAGGTTCTGCTTTCACAAACAAAGTCGACCACACATCACTCTCAGTAAGTGGTTGGTCTCTAAGTTGGAATAGTCTTTCGCCTTTCTTCAGCCCATACTTCGACTGAAGCCACCCTAACACGTCCATTGGTTCCAATTGTATCTCAGGCATTTGGTCAATTTTGGATTTGGCAAACTTAACAAACCTATCAACAGTGGCCTGATTATAGGTTCTGTCATAAGCCATCCTCACCCTCACTGCCTGATATAAATTATCATTGTTGGTAGCAGGATAAACTATTGGAACTCCGGTTGTGGTGCCATAAACATCGACCTCTTCATCTTGAGTGACTTCTGGACCTTCTTCAAATTCCAAAAGCACATCAGGATTAAGAGGTGGGAGCTCCCTGAAACTTGGGGGTTTCTGGGTTTTCCTCAATGTTTTCTTACTTGCAGGTACAAACGTTAACCCACCAAATTCATCAATCCCTCTATCCAAGAGATACCGCTTGATGATTCTGTCTTGGTCATTACGTCCCCACTTGTATGCGGCCACACCACAATGGACACCGCCGAGAGCGTATCCATAATTCTTGTTAAAGATCCCCAATTTCTTGCACAGGAAACCTGCCAACACTGTGAATCCAACAGAAAACCCAGTGTACATAACAGTTCCATACAAGTAGGACCACCACATAGAATTATAAATGCTGTCGTAAACCAAGCCCTTGGCGTTGCACATACTGCGCAATCTAGCCTCAGCTACAGCGGGCCAGTCCCTCTCCAAGGTTTTCTGGTATTCAATGGTGGTTTCCATAAACCAAGCTTCAGACATAATCTGGGTTACTGTTTCCGGTAGCTCAGGAATATGCCTGTAAAACCTTTTATACTCAGAAATGACCTGGTTTTTGAAGTGAACAGGATCAAAGTTAACCTTTGAATTGATCACCTTCTCCAACCATGACCTCGTCAGAAACCTGACTCTTTCCTTCGGTCCTCCAACAGTCGGATATTCTACTCCGCGATGTGTTAGGCAGGGTGTTGGGCCCTCCTCGAGCTCTCCAACACCCCGTTCGGTGACGATTGCTAACACGGCATCAATTGACATGATTGGGGGTCGACCATCCAAGTGACAACCCTCGCCCATATAAGGTATTTCCAAATATGTGTCAAAGTGTTCAATATGACCTCCAAGGTCAAAACTGAATCTTCCGTATAGCAGCACATTGTTCGGCCTCTCAACATAATGGTACATTTTGGCACCGTAACCGGCTCTCAAAGCAGATCGGTTGGCTACCAATGTAGCATCATTATGGAA